TGCAGGAAGATAAAATACCAAGTGCCTAGAATGGTAGCAGCTATGATTTCCAGACTAGAAGATGAAACACACAGAGATATAATTGCTAAGGTATTGGATAGGGATAGGACTAGCGTTAATCACTATGAAAGATGTCACTCAGGCAACTATGCTTCTTACCCTTTGTACCGAGATACTTTTAACAAAGTTTATAACGCTTATGCTGAAATAAAAGACGCTAAATTAACTTTTGTGGACTTGTATAACTTACAGGAACATTTGAGGAAAAACGGAATACACGACAGCAGATCACATCAAACTACTATACGTGTTGTATCTGGTAAATTTGGAACTGATATAAAAGTTTCTTACAAAGATTTTTACAATCAGTTAGAATTATGTAAGTTAGCCCTTCAAAATTACCAACACGAAATAGAAGTTATATGAAACATTTACTAAGTAGTTCAGCTTTTTTAATAGTGAACAAGCAATTAGCGAAGCAGGTAGGATTAAAGGGTGCAGTCCTACTTGCCGACCTAATTAGCAAAGAAGAATACTTTATCGCTAACGGAATGACTGATGGGTGGTTTTTTAATACGGCTAAGAATATTGAAGATGATACTTGTTTGACTTCACACCAACAAAGAAAAGCAATTAAGAGCTTAAAAGACTTAGGAATAATAGAAACTAAAGTAGTTGGTATTCCAGCAAAGCAGCACTTTAAAATAATTGAAAACAAGTTGTTAAGTTATTTTAATACTAGTTGTGAAGAAACTGCAAAACTAGTTGTTAAAAAAACGCAAACTATTAATAAGAATAATAATAACAATAACAATAACAATAATATATCTAATAGGCGTAATGAATTTGTATTTGAGGTTTTATCTTTTGATTATGAAGAAAGTATTTTAAATGGCTTCATTGATTACTGGACAGAACCAAATAAATCTAATACTAAAATGAAATATGAATTAAACAAAACTTGGGAAACAAAAAGAAGGCTGAAGACCTGGGCGAACAATCAAAAGAAATGGGATAAACCTAAAACAAAAACTATGTCAAAAATAGATATGCAATTAAATGAATACTTAAAAGGAAAAGAATATTTATGAAACCACTAAAACAAGAAAGTCTACAAGAGCTAACAGAAAAAGTGTATGAGCTGATAGCAAAAACTTCTATAGAGATAGGACACAAAACAGATGGTAAGTCTATGGCAAGTCTTAGTAAGATATTTGCTCAGGACTTAATACAAGAAAAGCGTTTTGGCAATATGAGTTTTAACCAAGTAGTGGATGGCTTTCACTATGGAGTAAGATTTGGTAAGGATGAACCTTTTTTAAATATCAGAACTTTTTACAAGTGGACATATAAAATGAAAGCGATGTGCGACAACGCTTACTATGAAGTGCATACATTAGGAAAGCCAAAAGGAAAGACCTTATGGTATCAAGAACCAATAAAATTATTAAAATGAAAGAAGAAGAAATAGAATACACTTGTTGTGGTGTAGAAATAACTGAAGAAATTAAGGACAATAATTTATGCCCTGTATGTTTAGAACATATATAAAATGAAGATATTAAATTTATATGCTTGTTTAGGTGGTAACAGATACAAGTGGAATGAAGTAAAAGAAGATATAGAAGTAACAGCAGTTGAGCTAGATGCTGAGTTAGCTAGACTTTACCAAGAAAGATTTCCTAATGATAAAGTAATTGTAGCTGACGCACATCAATACTTGTTAGACCACTTTAAAGAATACGATTTTATATGGAGTTCACCTCCCTGCCCAACTCATTCTAGCGTAAGAGTAACACAAAAAAACAGAAGTTCTTTTGTACATAAATATCCTGACATGAAATTATATCAAGAAATTATTTTATTAAATAAATTTTTTGATGGAAAATATTGTATAGAAAATGTCAATCCTTACTACAAACCTTTGATTGCTGCACAAAAAAAAGGTAGACATTTATATTGGACAAATTTTGATTTACCTATTAATTTAGGGGAAAGAAAACTAAAAGTAAAAAGTGGAGAAAGATTGTGTATGATGAAAAACGAAATAGGTGTATTATCAGACTTTCATAATTACGACTTTAAAAAATACAAAGGAAAGCAAAGAAAAGACAAGATAGCTAGAAACCTAGTTGATTATGAAGTGGGTAAAACAATCTTTGAAGCTATGCTAGAGTTAGAAAAAGAAGATATTAAACAAACAGAACTATTCTAAAATGAAGATATTAACAATCGTATGGGGATTAATAATTCTACTTTGTATTTCAGAAGCATATTTTTGTTCTAAGTTTGAAGAAGAATGAAAGTATTAGAATTATTTGCAGGTAGTAGATCCTTTAGTAAAGTAGCTGAAGAACTAGGACACGAAACTTTTTCAGTAGATATTAAAGATTTTGATAATATAGATTATGTTACAGATATATTAGATTTTGACATAGATAAAGTTCCTTTTAAACCTGATGTAATATGGGCAAGTCCACCTTGCACTTATTTTAGCGTAGCAAGTATTGGACACCATTGGAATAAAGACCACACACCTAAAACAAAAGAAGCAATATTAGGTTGTAAGATAATAAAAAAGACAATAGAGATTATAAATTATTTTGATCCTGACTATTTCTTTATTGAAAACCCTAGAGGGAAATTAAGAAAGCTAGATTTTATGCAAGATTTTGATAGAACCACAGTAACTTATTGTCAGTATGGAGATAGTAGAATGAAACCAACGGATATTTGGACAAATCATTTATATAATCCTTTATTTTCAGATGGGTGGAACCCTAAACCTATTTGTAAAAATGGAGATAATTGTCACGTTTCTGCACCTAGAGGTTCACAAACAGGAACTCAGGGATTAAAAGGAAATTATGAAAGAAGTAAAGTGCCTTATGAATTATGTAAAGAAATATTATTGTCTTTATGAGAGAAATCACTTACCCATATATTTTGCACCGTATAGCTAAAGACATATCTACAGACAGAACGAAAGGTATGCATAAAAACTATAAGGATAAAGATTATTATGTAGGTGATAAGACTAAACAATATAATGTACAAGGAGTTTTAGCTGAGTTAATTGCACAACACTATTTTACTGCTATTGGTGATGACTTTAAAGCATTAAGCATATTGGGTACTGAACCTGAAGTTGAAGCTGATATATTTATAGGTGAACGAAAAATAGATGTAAAGTATATACCTCACTATGCAAAGTATTTAATGGTAAACTATAATTCACATACTAACCCTAAAAAAGTTGTAACAGAATATATGTTCGTACAATTATTAGACAGAATAAGTCCTAGTACAGCTTCAGCTAAAATATGGTTTAACACACATAAAGAAGTTGATAACTGGAATATAGAAAAACAAACTAACACAAAAGTATTCTGCAAAGAACTATGAAGAAGACAGTCAGTAAATTAAAAAAAGAACTTGACAAATGGTTCAGTCTTTACATAAGACTTAGAGAAGCTAACGAGTACGGAATGTGCCAATGCTTCACTTGTGGAATAGTTAGACACTACAAAGAAGGTATGCAAAACGGACACTTCCAAAGTCGTAAGCACTTAGCTACACGTTTTGATGATGAGAATTGTCAGGTACAATGTGTAAAATGTAACGTCTATGCCTGGGGTGAACAGTACAAGTTTTCTTTAGCTTTAGACGGAAAGTATGGAGAAGGCAAAGCAGAAGAATTACAATACTTAGCTAGAACAACTGTAAAGATAAGTCGTGTTGAATATGAAGAAAAGATAAGTTACTACAAATCACTTGTTGATAAGTTAAAAAATGAAAAAGGAATTGAGTAACATTTTTTTTATCTTTGGCGTATGATAGAACCGATTTACTCAAGTGAAGAACATAGGACAATAATAGAAACCTATTTAATGATGTGCAGAGAGTTCTCAAAAGATGTAAGTACAAAATCAAGATACAATAATTATTTAGATGTAATAGATACTGTTATAGAATATCATAATGAATACGGAACAAAAGCGAAAGGAAACAACTATTACGATTGGTTAATGATTATACCTATAAACTTATCAGTAGCAACAAATGGTTTCTTTGCAGGATTAGAAACTAAAGGAAATTCAACTATCATCAGAAGTTATAAAATAATATTAGAAGAATTAGTACATGAGGTTGCAAATAAGATTGATAACTTAAAAGTGGAGCATGAATAAAATTTATCAGGAAATATCAAATCTGAGTTCTAAATTTAGAGAAATGTCTTATGGTCTTACGCAAGATGAAGAAGCTATCAATGACGCAGTCCAGGAGCTTATGCTTTACTACTTACAGATGAACCCTGAAACACTCAAAGGTATTTGGGAAAAAGACGGACAAGATGGATTAATCAGATACGGTGCTGTAGTATTAAGAAGGAGCTTAACAAGTGCAAGAAGTCCTTTTTATTATAAGTATAAAAAATACTACACCCATATAAGTAATTATTATGAAACAAATGTAGCTATTGGAAAGCAGCA